AGCACTAAAGGAACCAAAGGTTGCCTCTTGGTGCTTGCAGTTTGTGAACGTGTGGAAACGCGTACAAGCTGCTGAGGGGAATCGAAAAGTATTTCTTATCGGTATCCTCTCCCAGACGAGGGGCTGCGGAACTCCGCCGCCACTCGTCTTGCTGCAGTCCAAGATGAAATTCTTGAATACTGTATCTGCAGCACCGCCGATGATTGACGAAACTTACGTCAAACTTCGGCGAGCGGGGTTGGCAGAGATAATTAAGCTCTTGCCAGACCACGCCTTCACTGGACTCTCGACAAAGTCGAGGGTCACAGTGACGACCTCCGCCTGCTGGGAAAATACCCGCAGGAACGGAGGCACGACCGAGGAGATCCGACGGATTCTCCATCCGGACGTAGCCGGTATCCAGTACCAAAAATTGGACTTGGATACGGGCGCTGTCATTGGATACGTTGACACTCAACGCCATGACAGCTTCGGCGAACTTATATTCTGGGCCGCATTGGACCGAGTTCGTCGTACACCACTGCATGACCTGCGGTCATGTTTTCTTACAGTGGTGAAGGAGCCTGGGAAGGCGCGAAGCGTCACCAAGGCCCGTGCTTCACTAAAGATCGTCTTAGACGTCGTTAGTAAGCTCTGCGCGGAGCCCCTTGCTAAGGGGATCCGTAGCAGCCAGTCTGGAATGACAGCGTCAAACCATGGCTGGAATGTCTTTCTCCGACTCTTTACAGAGGAGGCGAAGGACGAAGTCTTCCGTATCGCACAGCGAGAGGAGACTTCTTTCGGAGGATACGTCGAAAGGACGGATACCTTCGAAGACCTCTACGTGTCGTCAACCGACTACGAAGAGGCCACCGACCGGATGAACCATCAAATGGCATCCGAGTTGGCATATGCGTGGATGACCAAATGTGGCATCCCACGCATATTACGCTCAATCGTAATGCAAACTTGCTTCGCTGAGCGTACCGTATACTTCCATGCCACAGGTATGTTAGCTACGGTGGGTGTTTCCGCCCCCCAATATGGGGAAAATATAAGAGCGGTCACCCTTCGTAACGGTGTCCTCATGGGGGACCCCCTTACGAAAGTGTGCCTGCATTTGACAAATGCAGTCACACGGCATGTAGGAACCCGCATCTTTGAAGCGGATTTCTACAATGGCTTCGCAAACGCTAATAGCGCTTACGAGTCATTCATGCGAGGCACGACGAATCGCCGTGTCACACATGCGGCCTG